ACACGACTATGATATTAAGGATTTAAACAGGTAATGTATGGAGGTTCTCAGGATGAATTATTACTTTACAGGTTTACTCATCTTAGCTTTAACAATACTAGCGTTGTTTGTAGAACCTGCGTATCCTAGAAACGAATATCTTAATGAGTATGGTGTAAGATGTGGTGAAATGGAAGTAAGCACAGAAAGAAGAGATACAAATTATAATTACAGTGATAGTAATACACATGAAGATCAATATGTTAGATTTACATACAGAAAATATTTAGGTACAGACTGTAAGACTTCAAAAGAAAACGTGCAAATTAAACAACAATTAGAATTGATGAAGATGTGCGGTAGGGTTAACAGCAATCCTAGTCTTGCACAGAATGAAAACTTTAGATTGTTAGTTATGAAATGCAGAGGTGTAACTCCTGCAAGAGATAACACTAGACCTTCTGATTCTCAAAGTCTTTGGGATGACATGAAAGATAACTATAAAAAAGAGAATCCAGATATTACTTTAATGGGAGATAAGTTCATAAATTCAGGTAAAAAGAAGCTTGTTATACCTAAGTATTTAACTGAGGATGAAAGTGTGATACTACCTTTACCTAAACCAAAAGATGATTGATAAATTTTTATATGCATTCTTTGGCGGCTTAGACCGTCTATGCGAAGCTGTTGCTAACAAACTAGCAGGCCCAAGATGTCAGTGTAAAAAGAAAAAGAATTCTAAAAGAACTTATAAACATGAGAAAGACCATGGAACAGATATAAGTTTTGAGAACGAAACAAAAAATGGCAA